GCGGCGGGGCGTAGCCATCCCGCGTACGCATGCCATGCTCCGCCGTAGCCAAAACTATCACTGATGTCGTTTTTAAAAAATCCTTCCTGCGCACCGTCCCAGGCGCTAGCCTCGGCAAACATCACGACGTGATTTTGTTTCACCATACCGATGTTTTTTAGCTCCAGTTTCGCGCCGCTTTTGATATTTTCAAACACCAGATCTACAATGCGAAATTTGGCATCAAAAACCAGCGGTTTATTGAAACGATCAAAATACGCGATATCTAGCCCAAACGCGCTACCTATAACAAAGGTCTTTTCGTAGTATGCATTCACCTTTTACTCCGCGGACGAGCCAAGCCCGTCCTTGCAGGCAAGGCTTGGCGCCCTGCACCCGCACTCTTCGTAGCGTAGTCTCGTTGCGAGTGCCACGCACGAAGCAAAAAGCCCTGCCTTGCGGCGGGGACCCGTTTTACTCCTCGTCGGGGCTTGCCCCCGGACTTTCGCTCCCGGCGCGTCATACCGCTAAAGCCCCTCATTGTTGCTTCGCTCCTTTTTACCCATCGCTCGCATCGCTTGCAGGGTAAGCTCCGCTCACTCAGACGTGCCAAACGCCGAGCAGTCGGCGTTTTAAACTGCGTTTGCACGTCTTCTCCACCCGTTGGCGTAAATCCTAAATTTCGGATTTTTTTCAATCAGGCCGTTGTAGTATTGAAGCTCCGCTCGGTCGAATTCTTTGTCAAACCTTGCCTCGTCAAAGCGGTTTATCGCCGCCAGCGTTTGTTCGCCGACAATACCGTCATTTACCACGCCCACCAACTGCTGTGTGACTCTTACGGCAGGTCTCACATCTACATTCACGCCAAAAATAAACATCTCGTTTGCTTTGAGTTGGCTCGCGACTTCGTCAAGCCTCATGCGGTCCCAGTATGCCTCTTTGTAAAACCTGCGAACCTCGGCGCGCAAATTCTCTCTGCCGTAAAGCGCACGGGATATTTTCTCGATGTCGCCGCCAAGAGCTACCGTACCCAGTATCTCGTCCCAGCCAGCCCAGTGCGGGTGGGCGTCTTGGTATATTCCCATAAACGTCCAGCCGTCCTCGGTCGGGTTTTTATCTAGCGCATCCTCGGGCCTAGAGAATTCCAGCCGCATTAGAATTTGAAAAGCCTCGTCAAAATTTGCCATTTTCCATCCTTTATTTTTTACTTCGCGGCGGAAGTAATTCCGCCTTGCGACGAGGGATTTTATCCCCTCGACCCCTCTAAAGCCCTCGCTTTCGCGGGGTTCCCGTTTTTACTTCGCGGCGGAAGTAATTCCGCTTTGCGCTGCTTGCAATATCTCTCTATCGGTCATCGCCAAGCTCCTCATGCCTAAAGCTTCCGCCGTAGTCGTCATACCCTCTACCGTATCCGCCGTCGCCCATTCCCTCTATCTTTTTATCCGCGGCTTTGTTTATTTTTCTCCTGGCCCATTCAGCCCCCATAAAGGCGATAATACCGCCAAGAGCCAGCGACCCCTCAACCTCGTGTATAAGGAGTTTTGAGATAGCAAACGTAGTCCAGCATAGAAACATCGCCGTGATAGTAGCTACGGCAAAAGCCCTTTTCGTGCGGTGTTTTCTGGGCTTGCCGTCATCGTCCAGCAGCCCCAAGACGCCGCCGATAGCGCCCACCACCAATACCCAAAGTAGGTATAGGTATTCTTGAAAATTCATCTTATCGCCGCTCCGAAAATCAAGGCGAGCAGGACCGACAAAGTTATTTCTAGCGCCCTTTTTTTGCTGATTTTAAAGCCCATGATTTTTTTGATTACCATTTCGCTCATCGTGCGCCCCTTAAGCATTGTTTTAGCAGGTCCTCGCAGGCCTTAAAATACTCTGCAATCTTTTTTTGATTGTCCGGATCGCTTCTGTCTCGCTCCGGTTTTTGCGGCATCTCGTCGATGCAAGGCACGGCGATATACACGTCTTGATATTTTGTCCGAGTGATCACCTGCGGCTCTTTGCCTGCGCAGCCAAAAAACAATAGGGCGACGCAAAAAAGCCCGATCTTAGCGCGCAAGCTCATCAAATATCCTTTCGCATCGCTCCAGCTTCTCCTCGCAGTTTTGCGTAGCAAGCGGCTTTATGCTCTCAAATTTGCTTCTTGCTTTTTCTTGCGTCTTTTTTACGTTGGGCTTTTTTACTTCAAGGTCTTTAAATTTTGCATTCTGCAGGTCTATTTTTGCATTGCACTCGCCTAAATTTGCCGCCGAAATTTGCAAATTTGCTTCTTTTATAGCAAGCTCTGTTTGCGCCTGGGCTAGCCCTGCTTTTGCGTCCTTGATGTCGCCTTTTAATTTCCAAATTTCAACTCCAAGACCTAGCATTACGCCCACAAGAGCGCCAATTACGATTAACCAGAGTTTGTTTGCGATTAGAAAATTCATTCTACCAATACCCAATCAATAGCAAGGACATCCGTCTGACTGGCAAGCCACGGCACGATTTTTTCATCAGCCGTTTTCATATCAATGTGAGGGCAATAATCAACCTCCGCCCCCTCGCCGAAGATAGATAAAAGCGGTTCGCGATTTACGGTAAATTTAGACCCTTCAACTAAAAACAAAAACATCCCCTTTCCGTTCCAGCCTTTGCGCGCCACTCTTTTGCCTTGTTTTAAAAATCGTATCGCGGAGCCGAAATCAAACCCCTCGGAGATGTTTTGATAAGCGGCTTCAAAGACGTTTTTAGGCGACCACGAGATGTAGCCGTCAAAATTCGGGTGATTCTTTTTGCTATCGACATACTCTACAAGATAACCCTCGTCGTTCGGATTTTCCTCCGCAGGTATTTCCCATCCGCGCAGTTTGTTGTATTCTCCGCGGCTCATCGGCGCGGCTTTGATTTCCTTGGTTCCTATGTATTTTTGCATTACTGTCTCCTTTATTTGACTAAATTTAATAAAAATATGGCCGTCAATATAACGGCAGCTATGATCACGAATTTCTTTGTTGAGGGCTTCATTGTTTTATCCTCTTTACGGGATTGATCGCCCAAACCGTTTGCAGTATCTTTTTGTCATTTTCGTCCATATACTCGGCTTTGTTGTCTTCGCGCATACCTATGACGTCCATTAATTTCCAGCCGAGGTAAATTCGGCAATACCATTTTGATTTGCCGTATCTGATCTCGCGATAGTAGCCGAAACGCTCGCGTCCGTCTTTTAGCTTGCAGGTTACGAGACACTCGGTATTCTTTCGCCCTTTGTTGTAGGTCGCTAGCGTATCTCCGATCGCGCGCACGCTGTTTGCGTCTATGTCCTCTACTTTGACGCCCAGGTACTTTGCGCTAAATACGCCTATGCGGTTGCGGTACAACCAGCAAAGGCGCGCCCAATACGTCCTATTCTTACCGTTTGGGTAGTGCTCGTTACGCCAGCCGTCGTCTCCGTTGATGCCGTAGTCCGGGTCGTCGGACCAGCTTGCCCATTTGGGCAAATTCTCGCTTTTTTCGTCGCAGGCTAGCAATGCTATCGGCACGATGAAAAAGTGCAAAATCTCAATAGGAATTTCAACCGCGAAATTACGCGCTACTTGAGAAATTTGTTTAAAACTTAACATAGCTCTACCACTTTCTTATCTTGACCGACGAGCCGAGCGAACTTCTTAGATTGCTTTCGCTTGCGCTATCTATCGACGAACTAACGCCAAATTGAGATAACCCTGGATTTACGTTTAGAAAATTTCCGGCAGATACGGACTTTAGCTTTTTAAATGTGATTCCAAAAACATTTGGGAAATTGCAAAAAGACCCCGTTCCGGTAATGCTTTCCAAGGACGGCAAGAATATATTATCCCCGGTTCTAAGGTTATTAAAGCTATTTCCTTCTACCCTTTGCAACCCATCCATCTTTATAAACCAAGGATAACATCTATTAAAACAGTTTTTTACGCTTTTTATTTTCGGTACTATCAGACGATCAAAAGAGTTCATATCGTTAAAGCAATTTTCCCCCAAGCTCTCAAGGCTAGGCAACTCTAACTTAACGTATTCTTGCGTTAGATCTCTAAACATAAAGCCGTCGTTAAAGTTATTCGCCCCTATGGAAACTATTTGGGAAAAATCTATTTTGTTTTTATGCCATGCGGAGATTTGAGTTCTTATGTTTGTAGTGAAATTTTCGGGTATTCTTTTCCCCCAAACTATCATTCCGTCGGGTTCTACCCTTGCTACGTCCGGATAAGACTCTTTAGCCTTGCCGCCGAGAAAAAATGCGCCTTTTAACATTATGCGGCCTTTTTAATAAATTGGACGATGACTTTATTGTCAAACGGGTTTATAAAATAGGACAAAAAGACGTAGCCTTTACCGTAAGTAGCATCGTCGGGATTAATTATTTGAAAATCGCTCGAAAGACTCGTGACCCCATTGCCGTGGATATATATCAGTCCGCTTTTTCCTCTATTCTGCTCTGCCGTAATATTGGTAGCCGTAAGCTGTCCCGAGATACTTTGGCCGACGAAATTTACGCCCTGCGTAAAATCTATAGTATTACCTGAAAGATTTTGCGCTTTGACGTATTTATTTAGCGAGGACTGCGTTACCGCTGCGGCAGCAACCGTGGATATTTTCCCGTCCACTGCTGATGCGAGTCCGCCAAGCGCGGAGTTTAATGCATTTGCGTCTATCTTGTCGCTCACGGCCTCGGCCAAATTTCTCTTACTTGCTAAATCTACGATTTTTTGGGCGATTAACTCGTTTACTTTGGCTTCGTCCACCCCGCCGCTTGGAGCCTCGTCTTTCTTGATGAACGTATCCTCTATCTTTTTGCTAGAAAACGTTTTATTTTCCGCCGCAGTTTCGTCGTCGATAAGCGTTTTTTGTTTTAGTTCTTCTACCGCGCTCGTTAGCCCGTCCACGGCCTCGTTTATTAGTTGTTTTGCCTTTTCCTCGCTTACGCCGGCGCCGCCGTTTTCTTTGATTTTGGCGAGGATCTCTTCAGCCTTGGCCAAAGACTGCTTTAGCGGCTCCAGCCTTTGGGCTACGGCGTTAAATTCGGCTATCTTCGCGTCCATCTCCCCGCTTTTATTATCAAAGCTGTTTTTGGCTAGCTTTATCTCCACCGAAATTGTTTCAAGGCGGGCTAAATTTAGCTCTTTAATTTTTTCGCTAAGGGCTAAAATTTCCTTACAAATTTGCGTAAATTCTCTGTCTTGCATGTTCTCTCCTACGGTCTTATTCTTGCTCTCATCACTCTATCTAGGTCTCTTAGATCGGCTCTGTCTTGATACTTCCCGTTTTGAAAATCCATAAATTTGTATATGAATTTCCTACAACTTAGACTTTTACATTTTGCGCGGCCGGCCATGTAAAAGTCTAAATTATTTAAAAACTCCTCGCTCCAAAGAAAATACGTCCCGACTTCAGAGCCGATCTCGTACGGCTTAGCGTATCCTTTGGCTCCAAGCGCGCTTTCTAGGTCGCAACTCGCGTCGTCGAAGTTACTCGTTTCGTATTCACAAAGAGCCGCGAGGTACAGCTTGTTAAATTTAAAACGATCCTTGTCGTCCCCGGCTCTTGCCGCGGCGATGCCGTAGCCTAGAGCCGCCAGCAGGCTCTGGTCTTCGTAGTCCATCTCGTCCGTCCCAGTGCGAGGAGGACGAAATTTAGCTACGAAATATTTGCTAGACAAATAGTAGTCCGCTTCTATATTTCTATCGTCTATCTCGATCTTTTCTAGGACCGTTATGGCCCTATGTATCTTCGCCGCTGTTTGACGCATTAGCGATCTAAACTCGTCGTCTCCGCATATTTTTACGCCGCGACGAGTGTTGATTTCGTATAGGTTTTTAAACTCCGAAAAGGTCATATTTACTCCTCGGTTTAAGCCAAGGCCGTCGGCCTGCGCTTAAACTTTCAGATTTTTAAGCCAAGCAAACGCCACCGGCGTGCACACGCGAAGGGTAAATTCGCTCAACACTTCCTTTTCGACCGCGTCGTTACTGGTCGGCAGCTCATTGACTTCCATAGGGCGCCAATTCACCTTAAATATATCATCGCTTCTAAAGGCGATGATTTCGTTTTGATCGAGGAACGGATTTAGCAGTACCTTTACGTGGCCGTATGTGTTTCTTACCGCTAGCACTTCGCTCTCTAGGTATTTTTCGGTCATATTCGCCTGCTTGATCTTGTCTAGGATATCTAGCAACCTATCGTTTTGCTTGTCGTTCACCATCATGAACTCATACGGTCTGCCTTTGCTCCAGCCGATTTTAAACAGATTTCTTATCATCTGCATCGTTAGATCGGTATTCGTCGCATCGATCGTATTGATAGTGGTGGAAAAGCTCTTTAGTCCGCCGCATTTGCCTATCACGGGCGTTCCCGTATTTACCCTCTGAACCGCCGTTTGGCCGGAGAGTAAGACCTTTTCGATAGACTTTTTATGCTCTACCGAACTAAATTCGCCCTGCTTTGACAGACTGTCCTTACCTTGCGTGTCGGTCGTAGGCTTTTGCGAGCCGGAAACGCCGTAGGTATTTTTAACTATCTGGAAGTGATTTATGAGCTCGCCGCCAGTATAATACTTCGCAGGCGCTTTCGGCCCGCCCTCTGCGTGGGCATTATTTAGATCGCCGTCCGGCAACTCGTCGTAGCTCCACTTATGCCCCATGGCGGCCCTTGATGACCTGTCTATTGGGGCGCCAAGCGAAATCGCGCTATAAAAAGGAGTCGTCTCCCACCCTATTTGCTTTATCGATTTTTCTAAAAGAGCGCCTGAGCTTCCAAACGCCTCTTCCGTCGTCATTAATCCAGTTTTAACCGGCATTTTTTACTCCTTAAAAGAATCTTGAATAAAAGGCCTGTTTCTCGCTATCGCTAGCCTCGCCTTTGTTGATCTTGCCGATGAGCTCTTTTACGCTCACGCCGCCGCCCGTTCCCCTAGCTATGTCGAATTCATCCTCCGTCTGCTCCTGCGCCTTGCCGTGGAAAAATTTTAGATAGACGTTTTCAAGCCCGACCGGAGTGAGTAGCGCATCGCCCGCGCCGGGATTTTTCTCGTCGATTTCCAAAATCTTATCCGTGATTTTTTGCATATCAAAATCTGGATAACTCTTCCTAAAATCCGTCTCCATCTGCGAAAGTTGCGCGGCTTGGCGCATTCTTTGAAAGTCCGCATACTCTTCTTTATTGAGTTTTACGGAGTCGTCAGGCTGCGCCGCCGCAGGCGTTTTGGCCTCCGCCTGCCCCTGTGGCTTATCTGCTGCGGTTTTTATGGCTGCCTGGGCTTCTTGCGTTTGCGTCCCCTCTGTGGCCGCCAACCCCTCTAAATCCTGATCGTATACGTCCGGCATTATTCGTTACCCCCTAAATTTAAATCCTGCGGCTCATTTGCCTTAGGCGCGTTATCTTTACTCTTCTCTGCTTTCTTGGCCGCCTCTTTTAGCTTTTTATTTTCGGCTTCGAGCTTTTGAATTTCCTGAGTCAAAGTTAAATTTTCGCCCGCAGCCGCGCTTATTCGTTCCTGCAAGCTCGCGCACTCCTCCTTGAAGCGCTCAGCCTCGCCTTTGGCTTCTAGCATTTCAGTCCTCAAACGCTCAATCTCGTTTTTAGCTTTAGCCAGCTCGGGAGCGAGATTTTTCGCGCCTGACGCGGCTTGTTTCATCTCGGCCTCGGCCGCCTCGTTTTGCGGCATAGCTTCCCACTCTTGCTCGCCTATGATGCTCACGGAGGCGTCCTCGCCCTTAACCCTAACCACGACGTCGCCGATACTTCCGCCGCTGATTTGCCCTTTGTTACCGCCCTTTTCGTAAACGCTAAGCCCGTTTGAGGCTATCGCGACTATAATGCCCAAAACCTCGTATTTGTCCCTATATACCATGTCCTCTCCTTTAAAATTTTTATTATTTTATTTATCGTCGTCCTAAAAAACATACACAAAAAACACCTCGCGCGAATATGTTTCGCACTCAGGGCAAGGCCTGCCCTAAATCCCGCCGTTTGCCAAAGCCGCCGCATCCATCTCCTCCTCGCTGACTTCGCTTTGCGCCTGTTCTTCTTGCCCCGCTTGCTCCTGCGCCGCTTGCGCCTGCTCCATAGCCTGGGCTTGCGCCGCCTCTTGCATCGCCGACATCTGGGCCATAGCCTCGTCTACCTGCTCTATCGGAGCGTTTTCGCCCAGGATTAGAGTTAGCACCTCCTTGATTATTTCGCCCGTTATTTTCGGCGAGCTTATTTGATTTTGCGCTAGCACGCCCAGCAAGCCGTTTAGTTGGTTTATCTTTACTTCGTTTGCTATCGTCGTGCCGAAATTTACCGAAACGTCAAAGTCTAGACGGTTCGCCTTTCTTTGCGCGAGCGTGCCGATCACGTCTATCACGCTCTCGTCTTCGGTGATTTTTACGAATTCATCGTCGCTTACGAAGCGATAGAGCAGCTCTACGAAGTGCTGCGCGTAGCTTGAGAGCATAGTTTCTAGCAGGGTCTGCATCATGCTTTCTATTCTCATCGAGCTTGCGGCGTTTACCGTTTGCAGCGCGCCCATAGCGCGGCGATCGCTCGGGCTAGTTTGCCCGGTCATCACGCTATTTACGCCCGTAGCTATCTCGTACTCTTTGCCGAGCATATTTATCTCTTCGCTTAGCTGATACGTAGGCGGCGTCGGAAACGGCATTATCACGTCGCTCACTCTAGCGCCCATATCCGTTTCCACCCTGATAACCTTTTTCCTTGCCATCACGTCGCTTACTGCCACCGCACCCCTGGTTTTATCTACCACAAACGACGGGTCTATCTGATTTTCGGTGATGTCGATTTTTTGATTGCGCTTGATGTTGTATTCTTCTTGGATTTCTTTGACGATTTCCGGCACGCACGAGCCGTATACGGCGTTTTCGTTTTCGCGCATACTCTCCTCGATGCTAGGCATCGCGTCTATACAGTAGCCGAAGTGAAACGGCAGAGTCGAAAATTTCGTCTCCCTTACCAAAAAATCATTAGCAAAGCTCTTTAGCTCCCACATCTGGCGGCCGTTTACGTAGATTTTTTTGTAGATATCCTTCATCTGCACCCTTTGGCTCCACTCCACCTTTGAGCCCAGGATGAGATCTTTGTCTTTGCTTTTATAAAATTTTGTTTTGATTTTTTCTTCGACCTGGCGCACGCTTTGGCGCCATTTGTAGCAGACGTATTCTATGTCGTTGATGTCGCTTGCGTATTTGTCAAAGGCTAGATCGGTGATAGGGATGAAGCGCGTAGCGATATCGCCTTGTTCCTTATCGTAAAAAAGATTTACTATGCCTAGCGGTAGATATAGCGCGCTTAGTACGGCCTTGCTGAGCCCTACTCGGTGCTCTTTTTTCTTCCAGCGGTTTTTGAGTACTGCCGTGAGCGCGTTTTGCAGGATTAGATCGTCGTCGCTTCTGCGCCCGACGCGAGTGATTTCGATCGGGCAGCGATCGCTCATAAAGCTTGTTTTGAATATCGCGTGTATGATAAAAACGGTAGTTTTGATTAGAGGGACGTAGAGCTTTGAGCGGCTACGCTCGGAGTTTTTGAGCTTGCTAGTTCGCTTGTCGTCTTTGTATGTGGCTAGAAACGCCGCTTCGCATTTTAAAAATCTTTCTTTATGGTTTTCAAGATCTCTAAACGCTTTTTCGATTAAATTTAAATCGTTATCCATCTAAACGCCGTCCTTACTTCACAGCCCGGCAAAGCCCGTCTTTACGAGCGGGGATTTCATCCCCCGCGCCCCTAGCTAAAGACTCGTCCGACTTCGCGAACCGTGGTTTTTTGACGATAGTTTAGATTATGAGTTTCCTAAAAAACGTATAAAAATTACTTTTTGTAGCCCTAAACCCCAAAATTTCAGTCTATTCTGCATACCGTTCATATTTTAAATTTTATAAAATTTTTATCATAGATGCTATATACTACTTTTATTTAGGAGAATTTATGGAGCTATACGACTTTGCTTATTGCGGTGATTTTAACGAAAAAATAAAACGATTAAAAGAAATGATTATCGATGAAAATTGGGGAAAACCCAAAAACGGTAAAGATTTTCCGGTTTTACATAACTATATAGCGCACTATTTTAAAAAAAATACATCAAGATAATCAAATCGCTTATGCAGAAAACGAAAACGGCGAGAAAATAGCTTGCTTTAATACCGGCTTACTAACTAACACGTATAATGATATCTATGCTTACTTTGTCAAAAATAAAAACCAGAATTCGTCTCAAGAATGGTTTTTGGTTGAATTCTTAACGGGCAATTCGATAAAATTATCAAAAATAGCGGAGCTACCTAGAATAGCGACCTTTTTTAACTCGATCGACGACCTATTTTTCGATACGAAACTAGAACTTAGACTAAATGCCGAACATATATTACGAGATAACTACGAAAGATTTCCCGATGAGCTTAAACAATATAATAATATTATGCTCGTTAATCTTCTTGAGGGCGCTATAAAAATAGCCAAGAAAAAAATCGAGAGAAATTACAAGACGGCAGTTCCACAATTTTTTGACAACAAAATTCAGTTTTTGATTCCATTATGCCTACTCGACACGCAAAAACCCGATATAGCTATCGCCATTAGTAAAGATACGAACTATTATTACGGCGCGACTTGTTTAACTATGGATATGGCTTATAATAATGCTAGGCTAATAGTAAAACCCGAAAGCGACTGGCTTAGACTAAGCGATGATTAAGCAATTCTTTAATATAATTACATCATTAGATTTTACAAAAGTTTCAGATTAGTCTTATAACAATTACTTTTTTGGTCGGGTTGAACCCGACCTTTTTCTTTTTACTCTTTAATTTCTTTATTTTCCCAAATTCTCGAAAGTTCCATAAAAACTTCCAGTTTTTTTTAAAACGTTTTGTTTAAACTCTTTATTTATATATGACATATAGGCTATTTTTATAACCTCTCGTGCAGCTATGGTTTATAAAAGCTGTTTACAAATTTTAAGCGCAGATTAAATTTTTAAGCGCGGATTAATTAGATATCTAATATAATCCTCCCGATGTTCGTTAGGCAAGATCCGTTCGAGCCTAACAAGAAAAGCGAGGGAGTCCTCGCTTTCTCTATTTTTTTATTATTAAATTTCAAATCATCTCAGCTTCCTATACCCCTTTTTGCCCGTATACGGATTTACGTTGCCTTTCGTGCTGTAGTTATTTAGCCTCGTGCCGTCTCTTTTTGTTTTATAGTGCGGCATCACGTAGGTCCCGTTTTTCTTCATGTACCCGCGCGTTCTTTGCGCGCCTTCGGCTACGCTAGCCAAAACAAACAGCGCGAGCATACACGCTAAAATTTTCTTTAGCATAGTTTATTTTCTCCTTTTTGTGTTACGCTACTTCATAAGCGGGGCGTGGCGCCTATGGTTAAAAATTTCATTTAAATTTTTTAAACCCTGATATATCTATCTTTTGTGTATTTAGCCGATTGTTTGTCGTCGTATATCTAACTATTAGAGCATCCCCGTTAATGATTTGTTTTTGTTGCTCTTTATTAAAACGCAAGAGAATCATATCTCCCACATCGTCTATCCATCCTTCTGATAAAAAAGATTTATTTTTGTCGATCCTTATTTCTATGGTTTGAAATTCTCGCAATCCTTCTATTGATTCAGCCTTAAATTTCCCCCCATTTAATAAGTCAATAACGACGTCTAACTCATCTTCTTGTATCTCTAGTGTTTTATTTTTGGGAAAAATTGCTACACGAATACCAGTATCCATATTACTACAAACCATTATGTATACAGGCTTGTCAGTCATTTCATCTATTCTTTGCTTCATATCGCAATTTGCAAAAACAAAGTTAAAAAGAAAAAATAACGCAAAAAATATTTTTTTCATAATTATCTCCCTTTAAATTTTCGAAAGCTCTCTAAAAGCTTCCAGCTTTTTTAAAACGTTTTGCTTAAACTCTTTATTTGCATAAGCTAGCAGATAGGCTATTTTTATATCGTCTCCTACTAGCTCGCGCGTTCCGCCTTCTACTTTTATACGGCCGTACTCGCTCAGCCCGGTAGCCTCGCCCGGATCCAGCAAGATACCGTGCATAATCCGCTCTATTGCATGCGCCGCAACGGCTATTTTTTGTGGTATTCCGCTAGTCGGGATTTTTTTGAAGTCTTCTCTTGTTAATTGAAAAATTTTTATAAACTCGTCATTTGTTTTTATAAACAAGCGTTTTTTTAAATCTTCCAAATCTCTATATACCCTATTCGGATCATTGTCTTTTATGGCGTTTATGAGTTCGATATCTTCGTCTTTTACCAAGCTTTGCCCTATGTGATAGTTTCCCACGCTGACGTTATTGCCGTTTATAAAATGCCCATTTGATACGTTTATGCCGCTCTCTAAATATTGCGGAGATACATTTAGTTTGGCGGCTATTTCCAAAAATTTACCCTTTGGAATTTTGTCTCTATCTTTCCAAGTCGTAATAGTATTGTATGGAATTTCTAAAATTTCACACATCTGCTTATCTGTTTTTACTCCGAGCACGGCGCGCATTCTCGCCAAAATAGCTTCTAAATTTTCCATTTTTATACTCCTTTTATAAAATTTTGAGTAATATACTATTGACTTTTATTTCAATTGAGTATATAATTAACTCATTAAAAATCAAAACTTTTGATTTAAAGGCTTTAAAAATAAGCCTTAAGTTAAAAGTTTTGATTTTTTACCCTAGATTATAGCTTTTTAAAGCTAAAAAAGGACTATTTATGAAACCAAAGCTGAGCGATTATATAGCTCTAAGAGAGGTCGGCGACAGGCTCGAGGGCGTTAGGCTGATTTTCGGATTGGATCTGGTCGCGATGTGCGAGATGCTAGGCACTACGAAGTATCTTTTCAACGAAGTTAAACGCGGCCGCAAGCTCATCCCCTACGAGTGGGTGATCAAGCTTTGCGATACCTACGGACTTAATCAAAACTGGCTCTATCAAGGCCAAGGTGAAATTTTTAATAAAAGGAGAAGCAATGCGTGAGAGCGAAAATCAAGACGGCAAACACGTGCGCGTTTGTGCTTTAACGGATGAAGAAGAGATGGCACACGCATTTAGAAAAGCGGGCTTTAACGGCGGCGATCTGGATGCCATAGTTAGGATTATACAGGTTTTTCAAAACGAGTGCGGCGTGAGGATGGATCTTCCGCCCAACGACAGGATGAAACGCGCTTACCGTTTCGTAGGCGCGTTTTACGGATGGTTATAAGACGATGCGTAGAGAAAATTTAAAAAGACGCATCTTGCGCGTATTACGAAAATGCGAGCATGATTTTGCATTTCACAGCAACTGCGTTATCACCGACGACGTTAATACCGAGCCGCGAGAGGGCTATAGTTGGCGTATAGACAATAAAGAAATTTTAAAAGAGCTAGACGATCTTTTAAGGACTATTTCGAGAATTCGGGGCAGAGATATTTACCCTCTACGTGCTTGTGGTAATAAGTCCCGACGGAAGGCGCGCTAATGAGTTTTTTAAAGACCGTTTCGGGGACGCGGCAGAATTTATATTCTATGTCTTTGTCTAAAAATTTTATGAGCATGATCTTTGACTTTTCGTCGTACCCGACATATTCGATAGCGGAGGATTGAACTTTTACGATATTCATTGTTTTAGCTCCTTTGGGTTGGATTTTGTTTTGCAGCTTGATTACACCCAAAGGGGCTTAAAGAGTGAATTTGATTAAAAGGATATTCGATGACCGAGCAATTCGCATTCGGAGTTATCGCTATCATCGTCTGCGCTTTCGTCGGAGGCGCTATACTGACGCTGGGAACGCTAGCCCTAATTTTACGCAAAAAAGGCTAAGCCATGACTGCAACTAGGGATTATGTCCGCGTAGACCACGCTAGCATACTTGAGACTTGCAAGAAAAATCTGCAAAATTTGAGCTACCTAGACCGCAAAAACGACCGTCACGATCGCTTTTTGATTTTGGAGCATGCCCTCTTCGTAAAGCAAAACTACCTTTGCCCGCACTTTGACGAGGTGGCGGATTGGTACTATAAAGCTCTTGAATGCGCCGCCAGCGAAAGCGCGCTTGCGGACTACGTAGCCAAACATACCGGGAAAAACAAGACCGCGATATATTTTTATTTTAGGCGTTTTCGCTTCAAAAACCCGGGTTTCGCACACGAAGTCGTAGAAATTTTAAAAAAATTTATAAGAGAAAATAACCTTTTTGCGGATGTGGAATAATGAGCGGCGATAGCATTTTCCAAACAATTAAACAAACGGTATCCAAACACGATTTTAAAGATTTTATCCAAAGCGTTTATAGTATCGAGTTTAAAGGCGGTAACGCCTTTTGTCCGTTTCACGATCACAACAACGCCACGCCTAGCCTAGGCATTAACTCCGACGCTAGCGGCGCGTATTTCAAGTGCTTTGCTTGCAATACTAGCGGCGATATCGTTAAATTCGTCGAGCTAAAAGAGCAAATTTCGCCGCTTCAAGCAGCCAAAAGGGTTTGCGATCACTTCGGTATCCCAAATACTATCAACGCAAAAGAGATGACCGAAGAGGAAAAGAAAGCCTACGAGGCGCACCAAGCCCTGCTAAAAGCCGAAAATGAAGCTCGCATAAAAAAAGAGGCCGCCGAGCGCGCGGACAAGGAAGCCAAGCTTAAGTTTAGGCTATCTAAAACCGCTCCGCAGCTCGTAGAAAGCAAGATTAAAAATTACGATTTGATTAAGGATCAAATTTCGGCTCTATTCCCGACGCCTAGCGATAACTTCGACGCGTATAGTCGCGAACTTATCGGCTATAGCTTCGAGCATAAAAGCCTGGCTATCATCATTAGAGACGCTGCCGGCGCGCCGGTAAATATCAAATATAGAGAGAAATTTGCCTACGACGCGACTAAAGGCGAGCTAACTAGCGAGCGAATGCCCGGCAAATGGATAGGCGAGAGCGGCGCGCACGCTAGCCCGTTCCCGCTAAATTTCTATGCCGACTACAAAGGCGATAAGGTGGTTATTTGCGAGGGCGAAAAAGATGCGCTCAATCTGATGTGCTTTGACGTATGCGCCCTAACTTTAGGCGGCGTAACGGCCAGCTGGGAAGAACACAAAGAGCTTTTAAGGGACAAGCACGTTTTCATCTGGTTCGATCACGACGAAGCAGGCTACGAAAACGCTATCAAGAAATTTTACGAGATAAAAGACGTCGCCAAAAGCATCCGCATCGTGATGTTTTACGCCTTGGTTAAAGGTATCGAGGAAAAGTACGACATAAGCGACTATTTACACGACTACGCGTTTAAATTGCAGGCAGAAAACGTCCTGGACGCCGTCGCTTTTAGCTGCTTTGAGCCCACGAATTTAGTCATCGACGAGATTTGCGACTATTTTCCGAATTTATCGGAGAAACTAGCGCCCTATAAAACCAAAAAGATTATTAGGTATTTCGACGAGATTTTCGGCGAAATTTTGGCCATGGACAAAGACGGCAACTATATAAATATTTTTACCGTAAAAGGCGAGCTGGACGAACCCTATATCCAGGCCGTGCTAAAACAAGCCAAAGAACTTAAGAAAAAAACCGGAGAAAAATACGTCCGCTTTAAAAAGGCTTATTTTGAGGGCTTTTTGTTAGAAGACGGTGAGAAAGGCGATTTTGATAAATTTAGCGAAGTCTGGGACAAGCTTTTATATATCAACAAAACCGTTCTAACCAACTATCACCAAACTCATATCACGGATATGACCGAGAGTTTTAGGAAAAGTCTAGGCAAGTTAGGTTACCAAACGGCGCAGTATCGCGGCGAGCTTTATTTTTGGACTAAAACCCATTACGCTAAGCTCGACCATTCCGCGCTTAGCTATTTTATCCAAGAACACTGGATGAACAAAGCCTGCGTGGACAAGAAAAAAGCCAGCGTTAAAAACGCTAAAGAGATCATCGATAACGTCCTAAACACGGCTAAACCACTCGACTTTATCAGGCGAGACGACCCGCGCCGCATCGTAAATTTTAAAAACGGCACGCTATTTATTAGCAAAAACGGCGTGCGAACTTTTAAACCTATGCACGATCCGCGCGACGCTACGCTAAATATTTTGGAGTTTAACTACGACAAAGGCGCCAAATGCCCGAAGTGGGATAAATTTTTGCGCCAAGTCCTGCCTGACGCAGACGATCGCAAAACCCTTATGGAGTTTATCGGCTACTGCTTTTTGCCTAGCCACGAGTTCGAAAGCTTTTTATTTTTATACGGCAAAAGCGGCGCCAACGGCAAGAGCGTTATTTTAAGCGTTATTAGGGATTTTTTCGGCGCGGATAACGTTTCGTCGCTTCAACTTCAGCAATTTGAGGGACACCAAACCCACGCCCTAGTGGGCAAATTTTTAAATATCGGCTCCGAGATCGACAAAAACGGCACCGACAAAGGCCAGCTATCGGTTTTAAAAACTCTAGTTTCGGCAAAAGACGAAGTGAGCATAAACCCAAAAGGAGAAACGCCCTTTAGCCTTCCCCCTAGCGAAAAGCCGAAGCTTGCTTTTGCGGGCAACGAAAAACCTAAGCAAAATTTGGATAACGGATTTTTTAGACGTATGCTACCTTTAACCTTCGACGCGGAAATCCCCGACGATAAAAAGATTAGAAATTTATCCGAGCGATTCGCCGACGAGATGAGCGGGATATTTACCGCGGCTATGGACGGTCTTGATAGGCTTATATCGCAAGGCAAATTTACCAAGTCAAAACGCATGCTAACGGAGATCGAAGAATATAAAGACGAGGTAAATCCGGTTAGAACTTTTATAAAAGAAGCTATAAGAGAAGACAAATTTTGTTATATCCCGACGGCTTACCTATGCCAAGTCTTTAAACAATACATAGCCGACAAAGGCGGATATAAGATGTCCGATGCTCAGTTTCTAAGCCGCCTAAAAGCCGAGCTTAAATTACTAAATATAAAAGCGTGTTCGATTCGAAAAAGGATTAGCAGACTTTCGCCCGGCGTTTCCGATAACCCTAGATGCATGGGGCGCATATGTTTTACTAATGATCTTGAATTTACGTCCGTGATGATTTCAGGAGCTACTGTTATGATTGAAGACATGAATTTTAGGTCTATGTCCGAGATAACGGGAGATAGCAATGAGCAGTAAAAAACTAGAGAAAAAAGACGGATTTGTTCCAGGCTGTTCCAGGCTGTTCCAGCAGGGGTGGAACGCTTTGAGACACGATTATTTCGGGCTTTGCGCGGCGCTGTTCCAGTGTTCCGTCGTTTTTTCGTATATTGTTATATTTTTTGTTACTAAATTTATTCTTAGGCTTTATTTTATTTTTATGTTTTTTTTCTTAGCCAATATAGGTAAAAAAGGTGGAACAAAAAGAAATCTTAATCAAATCAATAACGATTTTATCGGGGTTAAAAGCTGTTCCATACTTTTTAAACTTATGGAACAAGATTAAAAGCAAATACCGTATTTTAGGGGCTTAGACCTGTTCCATCAAAAAACGAATATGTGGAACGGCCTGGAACAAACCTTTATCCGCGTTAAAGGGCTTTGACGCAGATAAGGGCTTTTATTTAGCAAACGCCTAAATTTAGGCTCTTACGATCTTTAACTTATCATTGTTAAAACGCCTTTATAAGGGTATTTGGCTATAATGTCGGGATAAAATTTATCCAAAGGAGCTGAATATGGCGGAAGAAAAAGAGCAAGCGCAGCGCATAATGCTTACTATGAGCGCTAAACTCAAAGAGATGTTAGACAAAAAAGCCGATGAATTGGGCATTAACACGACCCAATACATCATAAATTTAATTATCAACGACGTCAAAACCGACAAAAAAGACTAAAAAATATCTTTTACTTACTTTTTAGTAGGCATATAGTTAGCATTAAGTATATTTTAAGTAACTATATGTAATCATTCGCTTATCAATTCAATACGAAAAGGTAAGCGAATGCAATCATTTTCTACAATCCCAAATTTATACCCCATACCCTTACGCTCAAACCTTAAAGAAAACTTTTTCACAAATTTGTGAAAAAGTTTCGTTTAAACTAACTATGAACCTTAAAGAAAACTTTTCCGTAATTTTATGGAAAAGTTTTCTTTAAGGTTGCAATCTTTAAAAAATATTTCAAGGAGTATGAGATGAAACTACCTCAAGTTTTATCGGATCAAGTTATAGGCGCCGAGGAAAACTCGGCTAATGCTAGAGAGCTTCACGCTTTTTTAGGTTCACAACGACAATTTGCGGACTGGATACAAAACCGTATCTCTCAATACGGCTTCGTAGAAAACGAGGACTATATCGTGGATATAAGCGCCACCAAGGGCCGCCCGATGAAAGAGTATTACGTCACGCTTGATATGGCCAAAGAGCTTTGTATGGTAGAAAACAACGACAAAGGCCGCGCGGCTAGGAAGTACTTCATCAAGTGCGAGAAAGAGCTACGAAACGCCAAGCTGATAGACGATGACGGCAAGTATAAGGAGATTTTCGACCTGCGCGCCGAAAATAGACGCCTAATCGGGCAGTGCGAAAAACTAACCGCCCAAAACAAAGAATTCCGCATGGTTTTAATGGACAACAGAAAATCGTTTGAAGCGGGCGTAAAAAGAGGCAACGAGAACGCGGCCGATCTAATGAGGCGGATAGAATTTTTAGAAGGCAAGCTCGACGAAGCCAAAAAAAGCGAAGAAGAAAAAGAAAAAATACAATCTCGCCTATATGAATACATGGGGTTTGCCGGAGAGCTAGAGGAAAAAATAAATAGCAAAGATCGCGAAATTTGCGACTTACAAAGAGAAAAATGGAGCTTCGTGCAGGACCGAGCGGAGATACCGCCGCAAGTAGTTTCGGAGCTTAAAAAAATTTACGATAAAGCCGGACTCGCTCAAGACGAACTACAATCTTGCATCTCGTCGCTCAAGGCTATATTAGAAAAATAAATAGCATTTTTTACAATAAAGGCGTTTTAACAATGATAAGTAAAGATAAAGGACTTTTCGGGCGCGAGCTTTTGATGGCTCTGGGTACGGGCGATGCGGACGAGATCGTTTCTAGGCTAAAGGCGGCTTTATCCTCTTTAACCCCGAACGATCGAAACGTATTTATAGTGCCGGTTTTGATTACGCAAATTTCGGGCAACGACGGCTGCGTGATCATAAACGGCAACAGTCAAGTAGGAGATGGAAACATCCAAAACAACAAGGGTTGTAAAGCATGAAACAGATGAACGAAACGCAGCAAAAAGCCTTCGAGATATATCTTGATAGTGCGACGTTTGAGACCGACTATAGACCTATCAGCGAGGAGCAACTAGCTTCAAAGCTAGACGCTCTAGGGCTAAAAGGCTCTTCCAGCTCTATAAATCGCTGGAAAAAGGATTTTAACTGGGTGCAGGCCTTGCAAAACAAGGTAACGCTAGCTATGAGCGAGGACAAGCAAACTAGAAATTTGATTCAAAAATCCAGCCTAGAAAGCGCGGTTAAAAACACGAAAGTAGATTTAGACAGAAACAATGTCTTAATTGCGGCAAGCTATCAAATTTTAGAAAAAGAGGCTAGACGTATTATCGAAAAGCAAAATGAGCAAGGCTACGTAAGCAAAGACGACATGGAGATAGTTAAATTTTTTAGCACGCTTTCTACCGCTAGACACGACAAGATGCTAGACCGCCTAGCCCTCATGCCGCCCGAGGCCGTTTCGGCGCAGCAGATTTTGTCTCGCCTAAATGAGATCACGATTGAGGTCGAAGACGACGTCGTCGACGCAGAGGTGCAAGATGAAAAAACTAATGATTAAATTTTACGGCGCGGCAGACGTGCCGCGGTGTGCTTCAAGTGGGTCGAGGGAGCGTAGCTTCTCGCCGCAAGGATGGGCTTTGCTCATCCGCGGAGTCAAAAAGGTTTTAGCTGCCTTGGCCTTGGTTTTGGTTTTATCGATATTTCAAAATTTAGCAAATTTATAAAGGAGAAAAAGATGGTTTTACCTGTTTTAAAGATACGCCCTAGCGGCCAAAAACTCGTTTACGACGTTTTGATGTTGGATTACGCCGCAAAGAGGGTTAAATTTATGTTAGACCCGAAAAAGGAGATGTCCATGGAGCGCGCTATCGAGGACGGCGACGAGATATTCACGGATACCACAACGCCAAAAGAACGAAATTTATTCGAGGAGTAGGATATGAACATAGGTTATTTCAAGCGCAAAAGTTACAAAAACGCAGAGGGTGCAGACGTAGGATACGTGGGCGGCGCGATATTTGTGCCGTTTCTACAGCCTTTAGAGGTCGTTATGTTGAGCTCTAGCGCCGAGGATAAAAAGAAAAATTCCGAGTTTCCCGATTTTCAGCTAGCGATGCAAAAAGCCAAAGGCTATGAGGGCGGCAGGCAGATCATAGGCGCGCTTTGGCGCAGGCAGAGCAAAGACGGAACTAAAAACTACATAAGCGGCTTTATCGAGACTCCCGCCGTGCCGGGCTACAAAGTCTATATCGCTCTTTTTAATGCCGGCGAAAACGCCAAAGAGGACGTTTTATACGACATAGTTTGGAACGCTCCTAAACGCGAACGGGGTCAGGACGTACCGCCTGCTAGCGGGGATTTAGATGCGAGCTACTACGCCGACGAAGAAACTATACCGTTTTAAGGAGTGCGCGATGGATGTTATTAAAATTTACGTTTGCAGCCCATATTCGGCATTCGGCGACGACAAGAAAACGGCGCGCGACGTAGCGATCAAAGCTCTTGCCGAGGCCAACGAGTATTTTAACGGCGACGAGAGGTATGAGCTTTTTAGTCCCGTACTTAACAACGCGCGGTATAGGAATCTAGATTACGACGAGGTTATGAAAATTTGCCTAAAACAGCTTGATTCTTGCGGCGCGATATTCGTACCTAGCGAAAAGACCTGCGATTATCGCATCACCCAAGACTCAAAAGGTATTTTGATGGAGATGAACCACGCTTTGCTAAACGGCTATACGATTTACGACCCGGGCGCACTGTTTGGAGCGATCGAGGTATAGGATAAAATGATGACTACGGCAGAACTAAAAGACGCCGCTATTTTTATAATGGCATACTCATTCCTCAAAATGGACAGCACTGAGGAGCTCGGCCTTTTTATTAACAAAAAGGCAAGCAAATTTATCGACGAGCTAATCGAGGCAATGACGCCTATCGTGCGGCACTACTACAAACACAGGCAGCGCATAGACGTACAAACGGCGGCACTCGACAACAAAGCTCGCGTGCGTAAGGAAAATTTCGGCACAACAGCCCCGCAACTAGCCTGCGATCTCCTCTATTTGCGTTTCGCACCAAATGAGCGCAAGGGGCAGAAGCTCGCGGCGATACTGGCAGAGTTTTATGCGTGTAACAAAGATAAAATCGCGTATATCTCAAACAAGAGCTACGATACCAAATATCGTAAAGAGGCCGAGGATAGCCAACGCCTAGCATATTTTTATATCGAAAACATATGATGAATGAAATAGCGCGAGATTTACGGGCGATAATCGAGGAGCTAGCCACGCTTGAAAAGCGGCTAGACAGCCTAAAATTAAAGATAGATTTAGCCTTAGGATCGAATAGAGAGCCATACAGAGCTTGGATAGACGAGCTACGAGAGATTAAAAATATAGTAGAAAGGATTAGAAAATGATAGGACAAGAATACATCACGACAAAAGAAGCTAAAGAGATGCTAGGCGGAGTTTGTGATGCTACGCTTTGGCGCTACGTTAAAGAGGGCTATATAGAAAAGCTCAAACTAGGCAAAAAAACGGTAGTTTACCCAAGGGCCAGCATTGAAAATTTCATCAAAAGCGCAGTTAAAACCGCTCCTACACAGACGGCTTAAGCGATTAAGCCGTCTAAATAATCCGCCCACCACTGCATCAAACCTTTCATATGCGACAAATTTGCCGCCCTATTATACGCCGCTCTTACCGAGTTTACGTCTTTATGCGCTAGACATTTTTCGATTATGGCCTCAGAATAACCGTGAATGTGCGTGTTTTCGTTGCAAACGGTGCTAAAGCTTGAGCGAAACCCGTGATATACTATCTCGTCTTTAGTGTAGCCCATGCGCCTAAGCGCGACGTTTAGCGTATTTTCGCTCATATATTTTGTTTTACTAAAGTTATTAAAGAATAGATAATCGCTACGTCCGGCAAATTTACGATATTCAAGAAGCAATGCCTTGACCTGCCTAGACATAGGGAGCTTAAAAACTTCATCCTGTTTCATTTTACCAGCTTCTATACTCCAAATTTCTTTATCAAAATCAAACTCGCTCCACTGCGCCGCGCGTATATTAAACGACCTAGCCGCGGTATAAAGCCCGAGCTTTAGGGCGACCTTGGTTTTATGCTCGCCGCCGTATTCGTCGATAGCCAGCACCAGCGCGCGCAGATCGCTATCAGCGGTTAGCGCCGGGTAGTTTTGCTGCTTTTTGGCCTTAAACGTGTATTTAAAATCTATGTCGGCGATGATATTATGCGGCGCCTTACCGCTAGCCACGGCATACCGCCATAGTTGTCCGCAAAATTGAAACAACTTTTTTACCACGCTCAGGCTGCCGCCATCCTCTACTTTTCGCAATACCTCGGTTATTTCTGCGGCCGTGATGCCCGATATGTCTCTTTTGCCGAGGTATGGGAATAGATATTTTTGTGCGTTTCTAGTTTGATTTTGCATCGTCCACTCTTTAATTATCTCGCTTTTTTTACCTATCCACTCCATGGCTAGACGCTCGAAATTTCTACTCTCATCGCTAATTTTTGCATTTATGGGATCTATCCCGTCACTTACTTGACGTAAAAAATCCGTTCTTAGCTCCCTAGCCTTAGCCAGAGTCAAAAGCGGGTAGTTGCCTAAAGCCATGCGCCGCATCTTAAGCGTAAGCGGGCTTTTGTATTCAAGAGCAAAAAATTTACGTCCGCCCGGCTCGATAAATATAAACAAATTTTGCCCGTCGGATTTTTTATAAATTTTGTCCTTAGGCTTTAAATTTTTTATGGCCGCGTCGGTTAGCGGCGGGTTGATTTTGGGCATTTTTATCCTTTACATATCCGCAAGCCCCCCTAAAAATCAAGCAAAGATTTTTTACGGACATAAGTTAACGGATAGAGTTTTTGTCCGTAAAATTATCCGTTAAAAATCCTTAAAAGAAAAGAAATAGAAAGAAAAACAAAGAAAACAAAAGAAAAGCAAAAATCAAGACAAAACCCGATAAAAACGCGCTTCGTGAAAAGAAAAGAATTAAAAAGAAAACTTAAGAAATGGATAAATGGTGCGCTCGAAGGAATTCGAATCCCTGACCTTTTGAACCGCAATCAAATGCTCTATCCAGCTGAGCTACGAGCGCACTTTAAAAGAAATGTGAAGTATAGCCAAAGGTTTCTTAAATCTTTCATAAATTTTGACGCATTTACAAAAATTTCATTTTTTAGCTTATTTTATTGCGCTAAATTTACCGCGAGTATATAAAATTTCAAATTTATGCGCTAAATTTGCCGCATTTAATCGTCTATAAAAAATCTTTATGTTATCTTACGCCATAAATATAGCATAAATAACGAATTTCAAGCATCAGCAAGCAAAAAAGAGTAAAATTTGAAAAACGATAAAGAAAGGAAAGCCAAGTGATACATAAAATTTTGATCGCAAACCGCGGAGAGATCGCCGTTCGCGTGATCCGCGCCTGCAAAGATCTGCATATCAAAAACGTCGCCATCTACACCAAGCCCGACCAAGACTGCCTGCACGTCAAAATAGCTGACGAAGCCTACCAGATCGGTATCGACCCTATCAAGGGCTACCTAGACGCCAAGCGTATAGTCGAGGTCGCAAAAGCATGCGGCGCAGACGCGATACACCCGGGATATGGATTTTTGAGCGAAAATTACGAATTTGCCAAAGAGGTCGAGGATGCGGGGCTGGTTTTCATCGGGCCTACCGCCGACGTCATCCGCAAAATGGGCAACAAAAACATCGCTCGCTATCTGATGAATAAAAACGGCATCCCGATCGTGCCGGGCACCGAAAAACTAAACAACGAAACGATAGAAAACATCAAACTCTACGCCGAGCGCATCGGCTATCCGGTCATCCTAAAAGCTAGCGGTGGTGGTGGTGGACGCGGCATACGCGTCGTGTGGAAGGAGGAGGAGCTAGAATCTAGCTTTGAAAGCTGCAAGCGCGAGGCTAAGGCATTTTTTAACAACGACGAAGTTTTCATGGAAAAATACGTCGTAAATCCGCGCCATATCGAGTTTCAAATTTTAGGCGACAAATACGGCAACATCATTCACCTGGCCGAACGCGACTGCTCGATCCAGCGCCGCCACCAAAAGATCCTCGAGATAGCGCCCAGCCCCACTATGAGCGAAAGTTTGCGAAAAAGC